TTAGATATTCTTCGATCTGCCAAGGTTGCCATTCAATTTGCGTACCAGCTGGCTTTAGAAGCGGATTACCATTTACACCACTATGTTCAATCTCAACATCATAATCTTCTTCAAGCACTGCACTCATTCATCTGACTCCAGATTTTTAGCGCGATCTTTTAGAAACTTTTGTAGTTCAGCAGTAGAGCCGACGAACAGATTATTGTTGACTGTTTTAGCGTCGCTATTAGGTGACGCGCCACGAGCTTTATCAATATCTAATTTTTTCTTTCGAGTGTCAAGCAAGTCTTTATTGGTATCAGCTAGTGTTTTAATTAGCGTGGCAACTACTTCGTATGCACGAGGATGCTCGCTGTTCTTAGCCAGCATAATTAGCTCGTCAAGAGCCTTGTTGCCTTTCTTAGCGAGTTCTTGTAGATTTTTGCGCGCAAGCTCAAAGTCCTGCTCAGCGTCGTTTGTTTCTTCGACGACTGCAGGAATCTGTTCTTCTTTTTGTTCTTCGACCACAAGAGGATTCATTTCTAATGCTTTGGTCAAGTTATCCATAATACTGTTCATATTTTATACGTCTTCTATCGTTACGATATAATCCCAGTCATCGGTGACCAAAATGTAGTCTTCGCTAATACTCAACGAAGAATTAGCTGTACCAGTTCCTTTATAGGTTGACTGGTAAGTGTTAGATACTAAGTTTGTGCTAAATTCGGACTCAACTCTCATGGATATATTATTAGCAATCGATGTAACGAGCTTGAATTGATTGGCAGCTTTTACATAATTACCAACTGCCATAGTTGTGGTAAATGAAGTTGCGGAACCTGTAACCAAATTTCCAGAAGAAGAAATCGTTCCAGCTAAGTTAGCTGTTGGCTCTAATCCTGGTCGGATTGTCACTTTTTCTAGAGCAGTGTTTGAAGTACCGATAGCTGTGTCAAATCCATCGATAAAGAAATTGACATTTGCCAACTTAATTAGTTTCTTAGTCTTTGTTGGACCAAAGAAGTAACACTTCATCGTAAAATCTAAAGTCCAGATTATAGCACGGCGAGTTTCAAAATCTCCCTCGTACGTGTCGTCTGAAGAAACAGAAAGTAAAACGAGTGGGATATCTAACTTAATATCCATGTCGTCTATTAGCTGAACGGTATTAGTCCATTCTGGAGTAAAGAATGGAAGGATCTGCTCAAGTATTTGAGTACCATCCTCCGCGTTCTTTACCATGATGCTTAGTTGAAAGTTTACGTCGTATGGAACTGGCGCGTACATAATTGTACGATTGTTTCCATTAGTTCCAGCTGCAGTAAACTTCTTAATTGTGCTTAATTTGCGCTCACCAGCATACGTCATGGAAGTCATTTCGAAACCCATACGTGGTAAAGAAACCGCATCTGGCTTTCTTAGATTAGGATCTGTTTCAATACGTGCTAATAGTTTGTCGCGTGGTGAGTACGAGATAGGAACTTTAATTCGCTTGTCAACTACGCCAGCAGATGTCTTTCTTGAAACAACGATGTTGTTGAACATCGTTCCGAATACAACGATATATCTGCGTAAATGTTCGTGATAAAACTCGTGACCAAACATTAGTAATTATTTCCTTCTGAGAATGGATCCATTTCACTAAAGTCAAGAATACCTGACTGACCATCAGCTTCAAATGTTTCATTCTGAGCCTGAACATCAGTTAATGTTACCGAAGTTGCAATAGCAGTATTGATATCAACATCGAGTTCAGCATATATTAGATCAATGTCTGGAACATTAGTATCAAATGTTTCATTATTAAATTCAAACAATTCGCAAGTTAGATCCCATGTTTGTAATGAACCTAGTTGATAGAATATGGCTTCGTGCTCGACGAACATAATCTTGTACATCTTACGAGTCAGTGGGAACCAGATTAGGTCGCCTTCTAGTGGGCGCACCATATTTAATTCTTTCGTAAGAATTTCAGCTGAAAAACTACGACGCGAAACAGTAAAGGTAATTCTGTCGCGAATCTCAAGACCGAACTTCGACATAAAGTCGCCTTCGCCTTCAAATCCATCGACGTTCTTAATATACATTTCGATAGGGTGAGCTACATTGTATGTCGCTAGTTCTTCTTCGCGGAATATAGTATCTCTGGCTACTATGCGCTTTGGTAGATAATACAACTCAATGCCGTAGATTTTAATTGATTCCACAACTAAATCTTCGATAAGATTTTGCTCCATCGAAGATTGAAAATTGTTAAAGAAAAAATTAGTAGTGGACATTAGCCAATCATATCCATATTTGGAAGCGAGTAGCTGTTTAGCATTTCTTCTTCCATCTTGGCAATTTCAGCAGCTGCGTCGTCTAAGATTTTTTCGCCGTTAAACTGAACACCGCCAGGAAGGTTTAGACCAGTAAACTTAGTTAGGTTTGAACCCCATTGATATTTAATTTTAGCGGTGCAATAATTCTGCAACCAGCGATCGCCCCAAGCATCAGTCCAAGTTTCTGGATCGACGACTTCGTATGCTTCTACGATAATGTAGTGTCCTTCGTCTACTTTATTCCAATCCATATCAATGTGTAAACGATCGCGATGACGTTCGTAGCGGATTGGCTGTTTACCAACCAACAATTCTTCTAAGAACTGAATGTGTTGCATAGCCATAAAATATGGCACCATCGACTGAGAAGTCAGAGTATACAGATCGTTAAGTGCGATCTGATAACGAATATTAAACAAGTTGTTGGTATTAACAGCGTCACCAATATCAAAGATATTAATCGCGCCGATAATGTTTTCGGGCATAGTAATATATTTGTTAATTTTATCAGCTTCGGTTACAAGATGCTTATAATAAGTTTTGTGTGAACCATCAAAGTGATAGTCCCAGAAATAACGAATGGACTCGTCAATACGGTCTTCGACTTGATCATCGTCGACGTTGATTTCAATAACTGGCTTGCCTAGCTTACGAAGGCAGTATTCTTTGAATTGAGCTCTGGTAGCAGGAACTGCCATGTGTATTCTCCGTGTTATCCGAGGATATTATCTCGAATATCCTTTATCCAGTATTTAGTAGCTTCGCCATTTTGTTTAATTCTATTGTATGTTGAAGCTGGCAGATAATCTTCGACTTGTTCGGCATAATCCAAATAGATATCGAACGGATATCCAAAGGTTTCTTCTGGATACAAATCTTCGTATTTCTTGATAGCTGGCATCCAAAAGTTAATTACGAAAGATTTAGAAGCCTTAATGTTATGCATTACTGTTTCTCTGGCTGAAATTGCAGTGCCAATTAACACGTCGTGCTTCATATTATATTTACGAGGTAGATCGGACTGTTGTTTGGTGTTCGTTAGTTCTTGTAATAACACACCATCAACAGTAGGAATTTCTTTGACCTTATCCATATTTACAGCAAAGATATTAGCATCAAACGTGCTATCGTTTCTGGGAAGCCCGATCATGTGATACATGCTTAGTCGTTTGTTATCACCATAGACACGAGGTTTACTAATTGCTAGTTTGTGAGTTTCTAGAAGATCCATAATTTCATTTGTAAATGGATCTTTAAGAATCAATGCGCCAGCTGAAACAACAAAATGTTTTCCGTTGCTATTAAGACCAGCCAATACGTCTATCGTAGAACTGACAGTATTGTTTTGATCCCAATCGTCAACTACAAACACTTCTGTTCCGCAGAAGTTAGTGACCAGTTTGTCATAGTCTTTGAATATCTCAAACTCAGAACTCTTGTGAATGTTCTCTTCGTACATTTTATTGTACTTGTCAACTTGAGATCTTGGCACCAAAACTACTAACTTATCATGTGAAGAGTTCTTTAGGGCTGATTTGATTGTTAGAAACGAACCGTGATGCGTTGCTATAATAACTAAAGTTTTCATTCTTTGTGCTTGTATGTTTCTTTCATGTGAGTAAAATACTTATCGATTCGTTCCTGATAGTTGTCGTGATAAACGCAAACAAATCCAGATTCAGTATGCGAAAACAAAGCAGCGAGTTTGTTGTAAAGAGTATCCTTGACGCCACAGCGGTCAAGAGCATTGTATACATTCTCAAACGTTCCGCGACCCTTACGTTCTTTTAGATCGATAAGACCAAGTTTCTTTCCTAAGATAGTAGCTGATAATCCAGTTTCAGAACTCATACAGAAGTATGCTTTGTCGCATTTCTTTAGAAGCGGATACAAAGCAACGTCGTTGTTAATACACTTATCGCCCCAACGTTTCATTAGCATGGTCTGCCAGACTTTAGCAGTAATTGGATGCAACTTAACATAAGCTCCATTCGCAACTAACTCGTCAATTTTCTCCATGTCGCACCATCCGCCCTCTTTAGTCAGCAGATTAGTTCCAGGAAGAATTACAATTTCTTTTACAGGAAGATCGCTTTCTTCATCAAGCAAATACTTGTCAGTTAGATTAGCTTTTAGTTTAGCAAGAATAGCATGACCTTCTTCGGTTGGTCCTTTTTTAATCACATTAATTAAATTCTCAACAGAAATCGTAGAGTTGCATGGCGAAAGCATTACAACCTTAGTCAACAAGTCTGTATATTTGTAACCATGAATGCGATCTTTTGGTGATTCGTACGAGATATCGTATTCAACTTTTACACCATTTATATTCTTAGGAATCAAATTAGAGATGTTCGCTAGTTCATCATTTTCGTCAGAACGAAGCGCATTTCCAGTTTTCATAAAGTGTGTAACTGAGTCGCCGAGCCATTCGTTTGACGACATGTACATAAACGG